TCACGGAGGTGTTTTTTTTCCCGGAAAAAAGGCCCCGCGGCGTTCGGCGATGGATTTGGCGCTCGCCAATGTGATGCGGAGCACGCCGGAGCCGCAGCGTTCCGTGGTTGGCGAAAACGATCGGGAGCGAAGCCAGCATGACGAAGATTAAAGCCAGCGTCACCACCCTCAACCCGCCTGGCACCGTGCCTGACCAGGTGGTGAGGCGGGCACCATCGATGCCCTCGAGCATTCCGCCCGAGCTCGAGTCGGAATACCGCTCACTCATGCGTCAGCTCATCGCGATGCCGGATTGGAACAACAGCCGCGTCCATCTGGTCGAGGGATTTGTGCTGGCGCTGCATGCAATGCGCACGGGCGATCCGATGCAGAAGATCACAGCGGGTAACGCCGTGCTGCGCTTCTCGCGTGCGCTCGGCATCGTGCGACGTGATCCGGTGACGTTGAAGCCCACACCGTCGCATCCGAGGACGTTGCCGCTTTTCCCTCCCTCCTCTGATGGTGGTGATTCTGGAAATGGCGGCGCGACTGGCGCTGCGCGCGCACCTTGGAGTAAGTAGCGATGAGCAGGCACCCTTTGATCGGTTGCTCGCTCCATGGCCTTAGGTACGATTTCTACAGCCAGACTGCGACGCTGCTGATTGCGGCACGTGAGTGCGCCGACATGAGCAGGACGATCCGATACGTGACTAGACGATTCAGCGGAGTGCGAAGGATCACCACGATAGCTGGGTCACTCCCGGACACCATCTACGAACGCGAGGAGAAAACCTGGGTTGCGCGTCCGGCTGTTCCGATGTGCGATCGGTGCGGCAAGGGGCAGAGCTGAAGGCGCGCCAACGAATCTCTGATGTATGTTCGAGCGCCCCCACAACACCACGGCGAATCCGCTCTGGCCCTATGCGCAGAGTCCCGTCGATCTGATTCCGACGTGCGACGACTGGACCGGCCAGGGGGAGCGGATGCTCGCGTACTTCGGTGGCTTCACGCTCACGCAGGGTGCGCATGCAGGCAAGCGCCTGGCGGAAGTGATTGCGCCGTGGCAAGCCGCGATGATCCGGTACATTTTTGGACGCCGCGCCGAGAACGGCGAGAAGGTCGTGCGGCGTGTGTTTCTAAAGATCGGAAAGGGCTCGGCGAAAACGACGACCGCGGCCGCGATCAACCTGGCTGTGGTCATGGACTCGGCCGATCGCGGCGTCAACTCCCGCGCGCAGGTCGCGCTCATGGCTGCGTCGATCGCTACGGCGAAACTCTGCTACACGCATCTGACCGAGTGCGTCCAGGAGGATCCCGATCTGCGTGGGCTGTTCAGTGGCCACGTGCAACAGCGCACGCTGACGCATGAGGCCACCGGCATCACCACCATCGTGCTCGCGCCGGAGCTGCGTGCGGCGATCGGGCTGCGTCCGGTGCTCACAATCATCGACGAGCTGCACGCGGCCGCAATTGAATGCGGCGACATGATCTCGGTGCTGGATCAATTGCGCAAAGGCGGCGCGAACTGGGGATCGGAGGCGCTCGAGGTCATCATCACGACGGCGCCGCCGAAGAAGGCCGTCGGCGCGTATCTCAACGAGCTCAGCTATGCGAGACAGGTGCGCGACGGTCTGATCGATGATCCCTCCTACCTGCCGATCCTGTTCGAGTGGCCGGCCCGCGAGCGGCCAGAGCTGGATCTGCGCGACCCGCACGAATGGTGGCGCGGCATGCCCTCGCTCGGGATCACGATGCCGGCGGAAGAGATGCAGCGCGAGTTGCGCGATGCCGAGCAGCGCGGCGGCGAGAGTTTCGCGTCGCTGTTATCGCAGCGTCTTGGGATCGAACCGGACGATCGGGTCGAGTCTGTGACCGATGCGATCCTCAAGACGCGCTGGAAGGACGTGCCGACGCGAAGTCGACAGATACCGCGAGGCCTCGAGGAGGTATTCGCGGCCGTGGATCCGGGTGGCGTTGACGATCCGCAGGCGCTCGCGCTCCTGTGGTGCGATCCGGACACGCAGCGCGAGCAGATCATTGTCGAGCAGCACCTCTCGCGCAGCGGCTATGAGCGCTCAGATGAAGTATTGCGTGCGATCTATGACGCCGCGATCGCCGCCGGCGAGTTGCACGTGCACGACCTGGTGAGCGGCATCGACCTGGCGATCGCGGCGCGCATCAATGCCGTGGCGAAGATCGTCGGCGTTGTGGTCCTGGGTGGCGATGCCGTCGGCCGACATGGCGCGGTGTCAACGCTCACAACGGCCACCGGTCTGCCGTTCGTCGGCGTGCCGCAAGGCTGGCAGCAGGGCGCATCGATCGCGATGCTCGAGGGGCTCCTGCTGGATGGCGTCATCGATGTCACGCGCGGACCGTTGCTTGATGCGAACGTGACCAACGTCATCATCGATCGCTCGGGGAGCTCGCCGAAGCTGCGCAAGGATGACGCAGGCCTCTCTGGTCAGGGTGCGGCGAAGATCGACGGATTGACCGCGCTGTTGTCCGCGTTGGCGTTGCGTGAGAAGCATCGGGCGGAGAATCCGGTGCCGGATGTGAGCGGGATGATTGGGTAAGGAACGATGAGCCGATCGAAGAAAGTTAGCTGCGGGAGAACCAGCCTCTATCGACAGTTCGATGCGGCTGGGGACTTGCTGTATGTGGGCGTTAGTTCTTCGCCTGTCAAACGCCTATGCGCGCACCGTCGTGTCTCCGCTTGGTACCCCAAGATCGATCACATGAGGATCGAGTCATTCAACACTCGCCGGGCAGCGTTGGAGGCAGAGCAGATAGCTATTTGGACTGAAAGGCCGCGGTACAACACCACATACAACATCGCAAGACGCTGCGAGAAGGGGCGCGAGGAATTCCGCCTCCCGAATTGCATTCATCGCCGCGTTGCGTCGAACGGATGCTGGGTGTATCGCGTGCACATCCGGCGCAAGGTTAACGGGGCGTGTGTGTCGTCGTACTCGAGGCAATTTGAAACGCTTGCTGAGGCGCGCGCTGCCGTCGACGACTACGAGCAGAGCGTCGGAAAATACAAAAGGTACGAAAGAAAATGTAGGAAGCCTAGGTCCAGCTATCGGTCGAGTAGACGAATCGTGGACGAGTCTGAGAAGCGTGCCCTGATCCGCGAACATGCGGCCATGCTGCTGGGCGAGTGATCAGACCCACCGTGCGAATGGCTTGGGGGAACTGCATCCCAAAATAGTAGGTATGGTGTTGATAGCATCGGATTGGTGGGTATAATACACACCAATGAAGAGCGCCGACCTAATCAAGACACTGCAGAAAGCCGGCTGGGTATTGCGCGCTGTTCGCGGCAGTCATCACATTTTCAACCATCCAACGTTGCCAGGTCACGTGACGGTGCCGCATCCGAAGAAGGATCTCGGCAAGGGTTTGGTCCACGCGATTTTGAAGCAGGCCGGTTTGAAGTAGGAGGTAAGACAGTTATGAAGTTTCCAATCGCAATTGAGGCGGGCACGAAGAAGACCGCATTCGGTGTTGTCGTTCCAGATCTGCCTGGCTGCTTCAGTGCGGGCGACACGATCGAGGAGGCGTTCGACAACGCACGCGAAGCGATCCTGGCTCATTGTGAGTTCATCGATGATTTGCCGGTGGCGAAATCGATGAGTGAGTGGCAGAAGGATCGTCGGTTCTCGGGCTGGACCTGGGGTATCGTCGATGTGCCCGTGGAGAAATTCTTTGGGCCGGCAACGAAGATCAACATCACGGTGCCGGCAAAGATCCTCACGCGCATCGACGAGTTCGCACAGAAGAGCGGCGATACGAGGTCGGGCTTTTTGGTGCGCGCGGCGGAAGAGGCGATGCGCCGATGAAATGACGCCGACGATCGGCAAATATCTGCCGCTCATGACCATTTAATTGCAAGGTATTGCGCACGCCTCATCCGGGGCTTACCTTCTGCGGCACCAGAAATTGATCTGACTTGCGGGCGACGGTTCACCGGCTCGCGCACTCTTGCAACGAGGGTCCGCGTGTGAATGTCGCCAAGTCAGCCGCACTTGATTCCACGCAGAACAGTCGTCGGCCGCCCAAATCGTGGCGCACGGCGAATCCCAAATCCCCATCGCCCTCGCCGCAGCAACCCAAGCGCGGCGCTTGAAACCCTTTTTCAAATCAACCAAGGGGGGTTGTGCTCATGACTACGCCTATTTCCAATCGCACCGAGTTTGATGCCGCGCAGAAGCGTCAGGCTGAATTGCAACGCAGCGCAGGGAATGATCCGGAGAGGCAACGCGAGTTGCGCGAGCTCACCGAAAAGGTGGAAGCGTATCGCCGCGCGAATCCCACGGAGGCTGGCCGCGCATCGACCGCAGGGGAGCGATCGGGTCGCACAGCAGACGATGCGAACACGGCGCCTGATCTGAGCGGACAGAACGTGTACGACCCGCACAATCAGAACAACGTCGGCACCGGCATCAACGACCCGAACCGCAGCCAGGTAAGCCCAAGCGATCCGAATCGCAACGATCCAGGCCGCACCGATCGCGCGTCGACGCTGCCTGCAGGCGGCACGCCTGGCACGCCAGGCCCGCTTGGTACTCCTGGTACGCCTGGCAGCTCCACCAGCAGCACCGGTAATCGCTGACCGATAGCACAAGAACTCAAACGCGGGCGACGGTTCACCGGCTCGCGCAACGGAAGGAGATCTTCCATGCGCAGGGGCACGGATTTGAAGCTGGTCACGAAGGAAACGACCGTCCAGCGTGGCGAAAGCACCGAGGACGGCATTCGCTTCGTCCTCTCTACCGACGATGTCGACCTGATGGGCGACATCGTTGTCCAGTCGGGACTCAGCTTGTCGCGCTCGCCACTGCCGGCGCAGATCGATCACGGCGGCGGCATGTTCGATGTCATCGGTGAGTGGAAAGACTTCCAGATCGGTGCGCATCAAACCACTGCCGCGCTGAAGCTACTCAAGCGCGGAGTCTCGCGCGCTGCCGACCTGGTGCGTGATCTCTACAAGGACGGCGTGCAGCTTGCGGCGTCGATCGGCTTCATGCCGGACTGGGATGCGTACGAGCTCATCCGCGATGACAAGAACGAGTATGTCACCGGCATCAAGTGGCTGAAGTCGACGCTCACCGAGGCCTCCATCGTCGTCACGCCTGCAAATCCCGCTGCGCTCGCACGAGCGAAGTCTCTACGTCCCACCGCGGCCGCCGTCGCCGGGCAATCGCCCATTGTTGACGTTCGCGCCGAGATCCTCGTTCGCCTGCAGGGGGCTGTCGCTCCTGCGCAGGTCCCTCGCTCTGCAAATACACCGAAGAAGGGCAAGCCCATGAACATCGGCGAACAGATTCGCGCGGCTGAGACCGCGCTCAATGACCTGCGCGACAAGGCCACGAAGGCGGCCGCGGCGCTCGAGCAGGCCACCGAGGACGAAGCGCGCGAAGCACTGCTGTCCGAAATGGATGCGTTGGCGAAGAGCGCGGAGGATCAGCAGCGCACCATCGCGACACTGAAGAAAACCGAATTGATGCTGGCCACGCGCGGCGTCGTCCAACCGCAAACAATCGATGCGCCAGCGCTCATGCTGAACACCGGCCCGGTGCTCTCTCAGGAAAAGAAGCGCCTTCTGATCGTGCGCCACGCGGCGTGCACGATGGAGGCGTATCTCAAACGCCAGCCGCTCGAGCAGGTGATGGAGAAGCGCTATGGGCGTGATCAGTTCGCCGAGGCGACGCGGCACGTGTCGGCGTTGCTGCAGGAGAAGGCGGCGCAGAACCCGGCGATGACCTCGGTGCCGGAGTGGGCGGGTGCCCTGGTGCGCGATGGTTACGGTGCCTTCATGGAGGCACTGCAGGTGGAGTCGATCGTGCCGCGGCTGCCGCTGCAGCGCGAGGAGTTCGATGGGTTTAACAGCATCAGCGTCGCGGGTCGCAAGACGAGGGCGCCGGATGATCCGAACCTCGCGGGCGCGTTCCGGGCGGAAGGTGCCCCGATCCGCGTCGGCTCTGCATCGCTGGAGGCGAAGAAGCTCACGCCGAAGTCGATGGGCATCATCGGCACGTTTACGCTCGAACTGTTCAAACGCTCCACGCCGAACATCGAGCAGAAGATTCAAGACTGGATGATCGAGGACACCTCGATCGTGCTCGATGGCATCTTCCTTGGCGCGGGCGCGGGGTCACCGACCATTCCGGCGGGCATTACCAACGGGCTTGCGGTGCACGACACCATCGCATCGACCGGAAACTCCGCAGCGCAGATCGATGCGGACGTGCGCGGCCGGATCGCGGAGCTGATGAGTCATCGCATGGGACGTCGCCCGGTGTGGATCATGAACTCGGCGCGCGCGCTGGGCCTTGCGGGCGCGAAGACGGCTGCGGGCACCGTGCTTTATCCGACGATGTCGGAGTCTCCGCCGAAGCTCTACAACATCCCGGTACAACACGGCATCAACGTGCAGCCGGCGACGACCGTGATCCTGGTCGACGCGGCCGAGATTGCGTTCGCGGGGAGTGCACCGGAGTTCGCTGGCAGTGAGCACGCAACGTTCCATGAGGAATACGTGCAGGCGGATGTGAAACAGATCGTTGATGGCGCGGGCGTGGTCGCCCAGCCGGTTCGCAATCTGTTCCAGACCTACAGTGCGGCGCTGCGCGGTATCTGGGAAGTCGACTGGCTGGTGCTTCGCGTTGGGGCCGTGCAGACCATCACCGGGGCGACCTGGTAGGACCGGGGCTGCAACTGTGCGGGCGCGGTACTCCTCGATCGCGTCCGCCTTTCTTGTCCGCCGAGAAAGGAAATTCCGATGGCAACCACTGTCTGGGCATTCAAGCGACTTGCTGAACTCAACCATGCGACGGCGCTCGTTGAATGTGACGAGGAGTTGGCGACACGCCTGATTGCGGAAGGTCTCGTCCAGGATCCGTTGAGGGTCAGCGCGCTCGAGCTGAAAGAGATCGAACCGCTGCCAGCGGTGGGCGCGAGCGCAGCGTCGCAGGAATACAAGACGACGCGGCTCATGCCAGCGGACTACCACACGACGGATCTCAAGCCGCCAGCCAACAGCGGCAAAAAGCGCAGCCGCTGATTGGCAGGGTCGCAATGGCCAACGCACTCACACGCACCGTCGCGCCGCTCATGCAGCGGATGAGGTCGTGGCTGCCTGGGGAGGGCTCCTGGCGCGGTCCGTTCTCTGGCCAAGGGCATCTGGGCAACTGGTATGAGCTCGGCCGGCTCGAGGATGGCTATCAGCGCGATCTGCGTGTCGATCGATACGGCATGCAGTACATCCCGGTCATCGCAGGCCTGCGTCACTTGCATCGCTCGGCGTTCGCGCAGCTGCGCCCACATCACATGCGAGAGAACGAGAAAGGGGTCATCACCGACCTGCGCAATTCCGCGCAGCTGCGCGTGATGATGCAGCCGAACGACTACGAGACCGGGGCCGATTTCGCGGCGCGCCTGGCTGAGCTGTGGATGACGATGGGCGAGGTGCTCGTATGGGGCATCCGTAATGAGCGGTTCGAGATTGCGCAGATGCACATCGTGCCGCGCGATGCCTGGCGCCTCGCCATCGATCCGGAGACACAGACGATCTTCTATGTCGTGCAGCGTTCAACGAACGATTTGCTCGGAGAAACCAAGCCGGAATTTATCCTCCCTCATCGCGATGTCTTGCATCTGCGGTGGGCGACGCCGCGTCATCCGCTCATTGGTGAGTCGGGATTCGCCGCTGCAGGCCTCGCGGCCGGCATCAACGTCGCGCTCTCGAATTCGCAGGCGATGTTCTTCGCGCAGATGCGACGACCGTCCGGCGTGTTGTCGACCGACATGCAGCTCACGAAGGAACAGATTCTGCGGCTGCGCGAAGCGTACGACGCGCAGGCGAAAGGCATGGCACAGGGCGGCGTGCCGATTCTTGCGAGCGGACTCAAGTGGCAGGCGATGGCGATCTCGAGCGAGGACGCTGAAGTGATCGCGGCGCTGCGGATGTCGAATGAGGAGATCGCACGCTGCGTCGGTGTGCCGGGTCCGCTCATCGGCGATCTTGAAAAATCCGGACTCACGAATACCGAGGCGCTGATCGAGTTCTGGTTGTCGCTGTCGCTCGGCGGGTTGATTGAGCGTTACGAGTCGGGACTCAATCGACTGCTCGGTTTGGATGGACGCACTGATTGGGTGGACATGAGCACCGAGGCGCTGCTGCGCACGAACCTCGTGCAGCGCATGGAGGGCCTCACCAAGGGCGTGCAGGGTGGCGTGCTATCGCCGAACGAAGCACGCAAACGCGAAGGTTTATCGCCGGTCGATGGCGGCGACCAAGTGTTTATGCAGCGGCAGAACACGCCGGTCGATCTGCTCAGCGAGCTCGCGGCCAATGAACTCAAGACGGACGAACAGAACAGCACACCACCGCAGCTGCCCGCCCCGGCGCTCAACGAGGAGCAAGACGACGAGACAGCGAAGAGTCTCGCCTTGATGGAGCTGGCCGCGGCAAACCAGCGCGCCCAGGTGGCTGAAGCACTACTCGCAATCAACGAGCGTGCAGCCTCACTCAAGGACGGCCGCGATGGCACCGATGCGAAGGATGGCGTCGATGGCATCGGCATCCGTGCGATCACTCAGGCAGCGGATTTGTGGTCATTCGAGATTGAGCTGAGCAACGGCGAGCGACAGAAGATTTGTCTGCCCACGCAGGACGACGGGCCGGCGGGGGTGTCCGCAGAGCTACGCGCCCAGGTCGCTGAAGCATTGCTTGCGATCAATCAGCGTGCGGCCTCGCTCAAGGACGGGCGCGATGGCACGGATGGAAAACAGGGTGTCGATGGCGTTGATGGCATCGGGATTCGCTCGCTTGCGCAGGCGGAGGATCTCTGCTCGGTCGAGTTCGAGTTCACGAACGATGAGCGCCATGTGATCACGCTGCCGAGCGGTGAGCGCGGTGAGAAGGGCGATGCAGGCATCGGGCTCGATGCGCCGGCGTGGCAGGTCGGCGTGCATCGTGAGGGCGTTGTCGTGCAGCACTATGAGGGCCGTATCTATCGCGCCCTCCAGGATACGCCGGACGAGCCGGGCGACTCGCCGCACTGGCAGCGCCTGGGCCTGCATGGTCAGCGCTGGTGCGGACCGTTCGATGCGACCCGGCAGTATGAGACCGGTGATCTGTATGTCGACGGCGGCACGTTCGTCGTGCTCTCAAGTGGTGTGCGTCGCTGCTTGGCGGCGAAGCCATTGTCACCTTCAGAGGTGCGCGCGATCGTCGGCAAGCAACTCGAGGAGGGGCGGGCTACATTCCGCAAGATACAAGACGCTGCGCAGGCAGAGATCGCGAAGCTCACTGAGTCGATCGTCGCGTTGGCATCCGATCAGCAGAAGTTTAGTCAGATCGTTGGGGCCATCAGCGACACGCTCGGAAGTTCGAACCGACGCACCAACGAACTCACGCTCGAGATGCAGGATCTGCGTGTGGTGGTCGAGGATCTCCAGAAGAAGGGAGGTCGCACGCGATGATCGTCGATCTCATAAAACTGCGCGTGCGAGCTGGGTTCCCGGCGAATGATGACTCACACGATGAGGACCTGCAGGCGGCCGCCGATCAGGCACTGATGCTGTGCGAGACCTACTGCGATCGATTCTTCGAGAAACAGTCGCAGATCGAGCAGATCTGGCCGACGGCTGGATCGTTCATGGTCAAGCGGTATCCGCTCGAATCGATCACCTCGATCACCAACGCCAACGGCGATGCAATCGAAGTGGGGAATGTGCGGACCGTCGATGCGCCCGGCATCGTGCTGCGTGGCGGCTGTTCGATTGGCGGCGCTGGCATCTGGCCGCTCTCGATCGAATACGTTGGCGGCTTCGATCCGCTGCCAAAGGATCTCGAATTCGCGGTGCTCGCTGCGTTCGATGCGGTGTGGTCGACGACACCTGGCTGGGGCGCAGCTGCAGGTTCGGCAGCTGAGCAGGTGCAGAAGATTTCGGTCGTCGGTGTGGGCTCGATCGACTTCGGCACCGGCGGCACGACCAGTGGTGGCGCTGCGGGTGGCTCGCAGGTCGGATCGCATCCCTGGGGCGTGCTGCCGGTGACCGTCACCTCGATCCTGCAGCGCTACATGAATCACACCGTGATCTCTGGAGGTTGAGATG